TTTTTGAACAAGCAAAACCCCCGAAAAAATCGGGGGTATTTTTTTGTCCTGTAGGGTCGCTAAGTATTAATACCCACCACCTGATGATCCACTCTGAGAGGTATCAGCAGATCCGTATTGATTAGTTGTGGTACCAATATCAGAGGAAACACCTGCTATACCAGTAGTCACTACTGTGCTGCCATCTGATAATACGTCACCTTGCTCAATAGTAGGTCCAGAGGTGTCAAATATCCTAGATGAGTAATCCGCTTCAGACGCAAAATCGATAGAACTCGTCTGACCGATATTTGTGCTATAAGACGGTTTAACGCTAATAAACTGCTCTTGGATAGAATTCTTAGTTTTCTTAACTTGAGTGTCAGGGTCAACTTCGTCATTTGGAAGATAATCGACCAAAGTGCTAAATTCTTCAATAAACCCATTTATGTACTCTTTCCTTAAAAGGTAAATATTGCGTTTATAGTCATTTTTCTCAGATTCGTAATCATAGACAGATATTGGTCTAACTAGATCATCTTTAGGAATTACAGTTCCGTCAGGTCTAGTATAAGTGAAATCTTCAGATACAATGCGACCATCTTTAAGTAGAGTCCTACCTCTAGTATCTGTGATTTTTTGAGTAACCCAGTGATGCACTGAACCTGCATCTTCTTCATATTCACTCTCAATATACCGTTCTAACTCATCTTCCGACATGGGCCATTCATCGTAAAGATTGATTATATTGTTAGTTAGTAAAACAACCCAATCATATGTCATAGTGCCATATACGTCCAAAGCAACTTGATCTGGTCTTTGGTTGTTTTTAATCGTATATTGGTTAAAACCTAAAATAATGTCATCTAGGTTTTCACGGATTTTGATTCTTCTGAAGATGTTTTTAGCTAATTTGTAAGGATCAACGTTATTTGTTCTATAACTTGATGTCCTTACTTGTACATCTGGGAGATACTCGAAATATGCCATTATCCTATGTTTGCTGAAGTAAATGGTCCGAAATCACCTATCATATCCCTCATTGCGTCTAACCAAGACTGCATTTCTGGATCAGTAGTGTCATTATCATTGTCAGAGTCTTGACCTGCACTTTCCATTGCTGGTGATCCGTATGATTCCTTGGTAAGGAAGGATGTTTCACTAAATTCAAGAGATAGATTATACTGTAAAGCACCAAAATCTAGAAACTCAGCACCTTTCATAGTTGATCGGAGTGAAGTATAGTTTGGCATACTTACAGTCATATTCTTTAATATCAGTTTGGTGGGGAATTGCATTATTGCACTTAATATCCCACCCTTTCCACCAGTTTGGGGGTTATCGATAGATTCATTACCACCACCTTTGTCAACATATCTAACAATTTGTGCACGGAAGTATTCTGGTATTGTTAACCAGTTTTCTTGACCTTTACCTGGTAGTGAGAATTTCCTAAATTTGTTTACTATTTGATATATCTCTTTTGCATCATCAGCACTCTTTGGTATTAATTGCCAATCCCACTTATGTGTTCTGAAACCTGCTTGACCTTTATATACTGCTTCTGCATATGGGTTAAAGATCTTTTTACCAACTAGAGAGGTTAATGCTGCTGTATCAAGATTATTTTGTTGACCTGTTGCTGATAGTGCAGTAGCAATTACACCAGATGCAGCAGTATATGCTACTTGAGGTGCAGCAGCTTTTGCTGCTTTTGATATAGATTCTGCTACTTCATCAGTACCCATATCTACTGGTCCATCACCACCCAAACCTGCATCTCTAGCAGCATTAAGAGCAGCATTACCTGCTGGTCCTAAGTTTATAGCATCCCAGTTCTGTGCTTGAGTCTCAGCTAAACTTGTTGGGAGATATAGATATATTGGACCTCCATCTTTTGCTAAGGTGTTTGTCTTTTGATCGAATATATCAAATTTTAGATAGTCTATTACTTTAGTTGGGAAGGCTGCACTATCTCTGATAGCTTCTCTACTACTTGCAGAATTAACGCCTATCGGTTTAGCCTTTGGAAATACTAACGTCATGAGTTATAAAGGATACTTTAGACCATCAAACAAACATAAGTACAAAGGTGATCACACTAATGTTATTTATAGGAGTTTGTGGGAAAAAAAGTTTATGCATTGGTGTGACATGAATATCAACGTTTTGGAGTGGGGTAGTGAAGAGATTATTATTCCTTATAGGAGTCCTTTGGACAACAGGACTCACCGTTATTATCCTGATTTCTATGTTAGAGCGAGAACCAAGGATGGAAGAATCGCCAAATCGATCATCGAAATTAAACCAGCTTCACAAACTAAACCCCCTAAACGTAAATCGCAGAAGGCTCGGACCTTTATAACAGAGGTTAAGACTTGGAATGTAAATAGTGCTAAATGGAGAGCTGCAAGACAGTTTTGTGCTCATAGAGGCATGCAATTTATTATACTCACAGAAAAACACTTAAATGTATGAGTATCTTCACAGACGTAAAAGACCTCGCAGGAGGAGTAAAACAAAGTAAACAATGGTATAGAGAGCAACTCCAGTATGGACTAGAGGATTATGTTGGTGGTTTTACCGTAGGTGATATAGTCTTCTTTAACTATTCAGCACAAACACCAGACTTAAAGTGGTGGGATACCTTTCCTATGGTACTAATCACAGATGTAGATTATCAGAAGATGCAATTCTCTGGTGGTAATATGCACTATTTACGTCCAAACTCCCGTAAAAGTATGGCATCTACATGGTCTGCGGGTAGTATTGCATATCCTAAGCGTTGCCACCATAAATACTTTATGTCTAGTGTGACTAGAGCATATAATGTCCCTCAAGAGGAATTGAAAGATATGACACCGCTTCCAGTTGAGCAATTTGTTATTAGACCACCAGGTTTGGGTAGAGTGATGGAAGTACCAAGCAGCATAATTTGGGGTAGACTTAAATGAGTCAGAATAGTTTTTCAATATTCAGAGACCTGGTAGTATCAGGTCAACGGGAACCTTCTAGGTCCAATCTTTATGGTGTGAAGATATATCTACCTGCATGCATACTTGCTAATGAAGCAGGAATTAAGAGAGATCAAAGGGATGCTGCAATAGCAATTAACTTTTTTGCAGAGTCAGTTTCAGTACCTGCTAGAAGAATTCAAGGTGAGCAAGTTAAAGCTGCATGGCAAGGTGCAGCATATAATGTTGCAAGAGAGCAGCAGAATGGTCAGATGGATATTAGTTTCATGGTAGATAAGAAGTTATTCCATCGTAAGTTTCTTGAGCAGTGGATGAATTATGCTGTCCCTGACCAAGAGAATAGAGCATCCCTATATGATGAGTATACGACCAATATTGTTATACAAAAGTGGGAGTTAGCGTCACCTGTAAATTGGAGTGCTGTAACTGAGAGTGGTGCTGAATATACTCAAAGACTTAATATGGTAACAGGAGTATGGCAATTCTTTGGAGCATGGCCTTCTGATATGGGAGGATTATCATTTAATAATGGTCCTGCCAACCTAGTTAAGTTTAGTACTAAATTTAATTACGAGAGATATAGATTTGATACTGTTGGTGCTGAGGAATTGAATTACAATACTCCAGATAAGTTTATAACTTCAGCAACTGAAGGTGTAGAAACTGTAGGATTAAGCGGAAATCAGAAAGAAGCAGCCCAGTTTGGTGTCTAAATAGAACTATAATAATGCAATCGTTATGCCATTACCTAAGTTAGCCATACCTGAGTATGAAGCGACCCTGCCTGTAACAGGCACAAAAATATCATATAGACCATTCCTAGTTAAGGAAGAGAAACTACTCTATCTCGCTATGGAGTCGCAAGACAACAAGCAGATGGTCAAAGCAGTGAAGACTATTATTAAAAACTGTACCAATTTAAAGTCTAAGGTTGAAGATCTCGCTACTTTCGAGATTGAATATATCTTCCTTAAGATTAGATCTGTTGCGGTTGGTGAGACAAGTGAGTTTAAAGTCACATGTCCAGATGATGAGAAGACGCAAGTCAACGTTCAGATACCTCTTGCAGAAGTTGGTGTTGTTATTCCTGATGGACATAATAATAAGATTGACCTAGATGGTAATGTTGGTATTGTGATGAAATATCCTTCATTGGATGTATTCATTCAGCAAAACCTTACTGATAATCCTGATATACAGGATATATTCGCACTTGCTGCTAGTTGTATTGGTCAGGTATATGATTCAGAAGAAGTCTATGATTCTTTCTCTCATAAAGAGGCATTAGAATTCCTTGAGAATTTGAATGCGGATCAATTCCAGAAGGTTCAGACATTCTTTGAGACTATGCCTAAGTTGTCTTACACTATTGAGGTATATAATCCAAATACTAAGAAGAAGAGTGACCTGGTACTGGAGGGACTAGCAAGTTTTTTCGAGTAGCGTTAATGCATGACAGTCTTGAGAATTACTACAAGACTAACTTCGCATTAATGCAGCACCACAAATACTCTTTAACTGAATTGGAGAATATGATCCCTTGGGAACGTGATGTATATGTGAACCTTCTTATTGCTCATATTCAAGAGGAAGAAAGAAGGCAAAAAGCAGAAGAGAACAAAGCGTCACTCTAATGGCAATTAAGAGCTACATTAAGATAAAACCCATCAAGGATGATGGTCCTTTCGCTGGAAGTTTCGATGAAATTCGGAAGGGCATCAATCGTACTGGTGTAGTAGTAGAAAATATTGCTAACAATAATGTAGAGACTCATAAACTGATCCAGTTTGAGAAGGAATGGTTATCAACTACCACTGAGAAGGAAACTAAGGTAGCGAAAGAAGAGCAAAAGGATGAAGAGAAGGGATTTAAGAAATGGTTTAAGGGTTTCCGAAGTATGTTCCGTCTTAAGAATAGACGGGAACAAGAGAAGAAAGATGAAGCACAACCAGCAGTACCAGGTAAGGAACCAGAAGAGAAACCACCAAATGAGTTAAAAAAAGCAGGTGGTGGGTTTCTTCAGAAGTTTGCTAATTTCTTAACTCCTATATTCAAATTTGTAATGATGCAGGTATTACTCAGATGGTTGAGTGATCCAGAGAAAGCTAAGAAAGCAGGTAAGGTATTCAACCTAGTGATGGCATTAGGTAAGTTTGCTTTGAAGATAGCTACTTGGGGTATTGATACTCTAGCTAGTGGTATTATTAATGTATTTGGTGGGTTTAAAGAAGGACCAATTAAAGGGACATTAGGTGCATTATTTGGATTCCTTCAGATATTTGCTGGATTTAAGACACTCCAGTATCTTTTAAATCCTTTTAAGGCAGTATCTGATGTTAAGAAGGTTGCTGGTCTATTCAAGAATACTACTGAGAAGGAAGTAGAGTGGAAGAAGCAAGAGCAATGGCGTAAGTTTGGATATAAGGATAAAGAGACTGGTAAGATATACACAGAAGAAGAGTATAAAGCACAGAAGAAGTCAGTTGAAAGACAACAGAAGAAGTTAAGAGCACAGGGTAAGAATGACCAAGCAAGGAAGGTTGGTAGTAAGTTTAATAATAGAGTAAAGAATCCTACCAGACTACAGAAGGGTAAGAATATTGGTGGGAAGTTAATGAAACCTGGTGCACAGAAGGGTCTCGCTGTTGTCGGTGGTATCTCTCGTATTGCAACAGGTATTGCTAGTGGTGAGGATAAGACTCAAGCAATTGGTGCAGGTGTTGGACAGGCAGCAGGAGGTATGATAGGTGCTGCTGCTGGTACTGCATTATTAGGTCCATTCCTAGGTCCATTTGCACCTATAGTGGGTAATGCTATTGGTAGTTTCTTGGGTGAGTGGGTAGGTAAGACATTTCTACCATTGATTAAACCATTGTTTGAACCTATTCAGAAGATGTTTAGTATGTGGTTTGGTTTAATTAAACAGATAGCTGATGAGACAGGTATTACAGAATTCTTAGGTACCTTCTTTAAATTTGTAGGAGAGATAGGTAAAGTACTATTCAATATACTTGGATGGATAATGAAACCTATCCAGTGGTTATTGGGTGGTGCAATCAAGGTACTTGGAGGTGTTATAAACTTTATTATTGGTGCTGCTAAGAATATATTTGCATTTATGACAGCACCCTTCAAGTTTGCTAGAAGGGTATTGATGCGTCAAGATCCTGGTAAGGATGTCAAACTAGAAGAGTTTGGTGATGGTGGTGAGATGGTTATCGCTAAAGGTAAACCTGCTAGGAAGTTACAGTCATTTGCTGGTGGTGGACCAACAAGAATCTCACTTACTAATGAGGATATCGAGCCACCTCAATTTGTATACAGTCATCAGAAGTTTACTAGTAAGATCACAGAGCATGTTAAAAATGGTGAGTTAATAGAGTTGAAGAAGGAGAAGGAGTATTATGAGGTAATGGGATCCATTTATTATCACATCCTACTTAAGCACAATGATGATATTCTTGGTAAGTTGATTAGTATGAGGTTACTTAAACCACATCATACTATTAGAGATGTTATTGAGGGTAATGCAGCTAATCATATCAAACCAGAGATACTATATCCTATCTTTAAGCAGAGTAAAGCACAGAAGTTAAGTGATGAGGAATCATTAGCAAGGACAAAGGCATTCTATAAGAGACACAACCTTGAGATGGGTCAATCATGGGTAGCTGATAACTTTGCAAAAGGAGGTGAGGTAAAGACTAAACCTATTAAGAGTGTCTATAAGGTACCACAACTTGCTATGGGCGGTAATGTACCAGACCTAGGTGATATCGAGGCAATGACTGAGAAGAGGGATATGGCACTTAAAGAATTCCAATATAAGAATGAGAGGGATACTGATATGGAAAATATAATATTACCTCCTAGGATAGTTACTATACAAACTACAGTGCCAGTCATAAATAATGTTGCTGCTGGTAATAGAGCCAAGCCAGTATATACTGCACCATCACCACTATTCACTTGTTGATAAATGGCAGAAGTAAAAGCTAAAGTACAGAAAGCAGCGTTGTATAAGATGATCTCTTATAAAGGGATCGAAGGTAAACAGAATTCTTATACACCGTTAACTGCTGCTGCAAGATTACCTAAGACTGAGAAGAGCATTCAAAGGGGAATGACTTCTGTCATGATGGGTCTTAATGCTTTAGGACGTACTCTTAACAGCATTGCTATCAACACACAGTTTATGTTGGAAGCATGGAAAGGTAGTATTAGACAGGGTATAAAGGATAAATCTGCTCTACTTAAACAAGAAGAGAAGACTAAGAAAGTAGAGAAAATATCTAAGACCAAGAAGGATAAAGCAACAGAGAAGCAGAGGAAGTTAGATAAGAGAAATAAGGATGAGGAGGAAGCAGAGAAGACTAAACCAAAACCATTTGGTCAGAAGGTAGTAGAAGGTGCAAAGAGTACAGGATCAGCACTATTCAGTAGTTTGTTGGGGTTATTCAGCTGGTTAGGTAAGTTAATAGCAATACCAGTCCTTATGTGGATAGGTAATAATCCAAAGAAGGTGCAGAAACTTATTCAGATATTATCATCTATTGGTAAGTTTGTATTCAATGTTGTTTCATTCCTAGGAGGGATGGCACTTGATGGTATTATTAATTTTCTAGAGAATCCCTTAAGTCTTAAAGGTTTATTTGGTGTAGTCCAGTTTCTACTGGGTGCTGTACCGTTATTCGCAGGTCTGGTATTCCTTAAGAATCCTAAACTATTACTAGACACTGCTGGTAAGGTAATAGGAGGTTTAACTAATGGTCTTAAGAATCTGTTTGGGGCACAGGGTAAGGATGCAAAGCTCAGGCAGTTCCAACTTAAGAAGATAGGAGGTAAGAAAGGTAATTTCTTTTCTAGTAAGTTTGGTAAGATTGCTACTGGATTAGGTGCTGGTGCAGTTGCTGCTGGAACAGTCGCTGCTGCTGGAGGTACTGAGGGAGAAATAATTGGTGCTGGAGCTGGTGCTGCTGGCGGTCAGATGCTTGGTGCTAAACTAGGTGAGATGTCTGGTATTCCAGGTATGGGTGCTGTTGGTGGTATGATTGGTACCATGGCAGGTGGTGCTGTTGGTAAAGCAATAGGTCCTATGCTAGATCCAATCATCGGACCTGTTAAGGACTTCTTTGGAGAGATCAGTAAGATATTTAATACTGTATTGTCAGCTATTAAAGATCCACTTGAAGACTTCTTTAAGACATTGGGAGCATTCATGAGTGGTATACTTGAGGTTGTAGAACCACATATGCCATTGATAGGTAAGATAATAAGTGTGGGATTGCAGGTGATGTTTGCACCTCTATTCTTAGGTATCAAAGCATTAACTGCTGTGATGAAACTATTCCTTGGTGATAAAGGTAAGGATACAGGTGCAGAAGTAAAACCTGGTGGTGGTGATGATGGTGTTAAGACTACAGTAACAAAAGAGAATGCTACAGTTCAGAAGGGTGAGGTTACTTCAGGTAACATGTCCAATGATGATGTTGTTGACCGTAAGATTCAGATGCTGGAAGCAAGAAAGCATCCAGGAATGGAGAAATGGGAGCTTGAGAGTATTAATAATCAGATAAAAGTGCTGGAGGATAATAGAGAGACAGGTGGTTATCCGATATCTGATGGAAGTGAACCAGATCCATTTGGTTTTGCAAAAGGTGGTTGGATTAATGGACCTCAGTCAGGATATCCTGTATCATTAGATGGTAAGAGAACATCATTCATTGGTCACGGTAAAGAGTGGGTTGGTAGAAAGGCAGGTGGTAAAGCATTTGTGGTACCTTTTGATACTCCTGCAACTAAAACTGATAAGGGTCTCACTGCAAGGAGAATGGGTCAAGCTAAGAGACAAGGTTACTCTCTACCAACAGCATTTGATCAAAGACTTAGACCTTATAAAGCTGGTGGTGAAATAATTAAACCTAAGAGAAAGAAGGGAATGGGTTCTTGGTTGAAGGATACTCTTAATAAGACACCTCAAGTAAGGTTAGCGAAGTGGCTTGGTAATAAAGCAAAGAATATAGTTACTGCAAAGGATGAGGAGGGTAAACCAAAGGGTATTATGAGGTGGTTGGCAGGTGCTGCTGACCAAGCAACTGGTGGATTCTTTGACTTTGATAAGCAAGGTCATTCAATGTATCAGGCTTCTGGTATAATGAAGAAGACAGGTGAGATCATAGATAATGCTAAACAGAAAGCACAAGAAGAAAGACGTAAGAAATTACAAAAGTCAATTGAGGAATCGCAAGGTCTTGTAAATATCAATGCTGCATCTGGAGGAGGTCTACCAATAGGATCCAGTGCAGTTGATGATGTTCCTATCCTTATTCCAGGATCTGACCATATGGATGCTGATAAGTATCTAAAACCTAAGTATGGTTTGATTGCTGAGTTTTTGACAGATCCTGTGGAGTTTATGTAAGATGCCATTTTTAGAGTTAATTAATGATGTAACAGATGCATGGTCAAAGATTTCATATGGTGTCACACCATCGGGATCTATACAAGCAGGAGATTCTCCCAGAGAATTTAAGATTGATAAGTTACAGCTTACTGAAGTAAAAGGTGATGCGGAAGGTAGTGATGGTGATACCTTTGATATAACAGAGTTAATATTACAATTTTCTTATCACGAGTCTATAGAGTCTTCTTTTCTTAGGTGTGATATTAGTATTTTAGACAGTGTTGACTTTAATCGTAAGCTCAAGGGTGGTGAGAAGGTCAGAATAAAGATGACCACTGCTACTGCTATCAATAAGGAAGCATTGGATACTACTATGGTGGTTTATAAGATTGGTAGTATATCAAAGACTGAGAGAGGACAAATGTATATCCTACATTGTATATCTCCAGAGATGTATCACGATGAAGGTAATAAGGTATTTAAAGCATTTGGACCAGGTGAAGGCACTCTTCAAGCTGATTGTATACCTAAACTTATATGTGAGAAGTGGCTTAAGTGTAAGGGTGGTAAGAAAATAAGATCGGATAATTTTGAGAATCATTCTCCTATTACCTTTGTGTCTTGTAGTTGGAAACCTAGTGATGCCATAGCATTCGTATCCGACAAGGTAACTAGATTATCAGAGAGTAAAGCAGATAAGAAGCAGTCTGGATTCTTATTCTGGGAGAATAGGAATGGGTTTAATTTCAGATCTATTGATAGTCTTGCTAAGGGTGAGGGTGAACAGAATGGTGTTTACACATATAGGTATGTGCAACAGGCACAGACAGGTGTAAATCCAATGTATGCTATTGAGTCACTTACTTATCCTGATAAAGCAAATCACTTAGCTAACATGAGGTTGGGTACCTATAAAACTGCTGCGATAGGTATATCATTACCATCTCAGAAGGATAGTTTTGCACCACCTTCAGGTAGTAAAGAGGAAGCAGAGGAGGAAGAAGCCACCAATGTAACAGCAGATAGTGGTACTGGAATGGGCACAGCACCAGGTGGTACTATAAACGAGATGAGAATATTGAATTTCAAACATGTATTTGCTAAGGCAGACACTCTAGAGAAAGCACCACCATTTGCAGTGCCACAATTCTTTGACCTAGAGAAGTCACAACCAACTAGGATGAAGATCAGAGCATTACCTGGAATTAAGAATCAGACTAGTACTGGAAATCCGAATAACGGAACAAACCCTGACGTAGATGCTATGGCAGTTGCACAATATGCAGCAGCGAGGTATAATTTACTTAAGGCAATCAAGTTAAACATAGTAGTACCAGGAAATACATCTCTTGCAGCAGGTGGTATTGTGAAAGTAGTGATACCAGCATCACAAGAAGATGGTGAGAATGTACAACAGGATAGGGATTTCAGTGGTAAGTATCTTATCGCTGCACTAACCCACGTATACAGAAGGACTGGTATAACTACAAAACTATTCCTTATTAGGGATTCAAAACCTAAAAAGTGATTTAACTAGCCTAAATAACTATACAGCTTATGGAAAGTAAAATGCAAACCATAGAACAGCACATTCAGCATGATAAGGAGTTGGTAGATGATCCGACTGTCAGCCCTGCTGCACGTCGTCATTTTAAAGAAGAGTTACACGACCTTATAGAGTATGCTGACCACCATAAGGCAGAGATTGAGGCAGGAGATCATCATGATCCAAACTGTCTAGAATTATTCTGCGATCAGAATCCAGATGAGCCAGAATGTTTAGTATATGACGATTGATTTATGGTTTCCAACCACAATATATCATGAAGATTTAATGCCCTCTGAAGATACTAAGCGACAAATGCTTGAGTATCTCGGAGGGATTGTTTCTGAAAATAATAGTTACTCTGGTGATAACTATGGTGACTATTTGATGTTTGATGATGATAGATTTACCTGGTTAAATGGTAAGGTAGCATCCCATTGTAGGGAATATCTTAAGCATTTTAATGTTGACTTAGATAAGATTAAGATATATGCATCAAAGGCATGGCCTGTGGTTATACAGAAGGGTGGTAAGATCAATAGACATACTCATCCTAACTCAGTATTATCAGTAGTATATTATCCTAAGACAGGTAACTCATTAACTGGTGGTAGACTTAAATTCTATTCACCTAATAGTCATAGGTTACCTATACATGTGGAAGAGTTGAATGACCTCAGTTATGGTGATACTCATTACATACCTGAAGAGGATAGAATATTCATATTCCCATCACATATAGAGCATGAAGTTGAAACATACTATGGTAATACTCCCCGATATTCTATATCATATGATATAATAGTTACTGCATCTCATGTTAAGAGTAATAACGAATTTGCTATAATAGATCCCCAAAGATGGAAAGATATTGATGTTGTTTAATGAAGTAGTAGGTCACTATAGGAATAGGGATCAGGCATATTCTAATCCCTCACAATGGCCTCAGATTGATATACGATTAACTGAACCTAGTTATGGTATAATATTAGCGAAGTCATGGTATAAGTATAAGGGTGAGGATGATCCTTACAACTATATCCAATATGATTGGGCAAGGATGGATGAAAACATCGTCTATACTAAAACTACTAATCTTATCACTAATACTCCTTCCTGTCCTTTCGTTTGGCACTGGGATGGAGTTTGGTGGAATGGGAATACTGACGGAGAATGCATCCAAGGTAATACGAGGATGGTCTCCAAGATAAGATTCAATGGCACAGAGTATCGTGCTATAGATACTGGGTATGATTTAGAGACAAATGCTTTCCGATGGGGTAAAGAAGAGTCGGAAGGAGAATTTTGTTTTAAGAGACTTGATAAATAAAAGAAAAGTAATACGATGGCAACACGCACTGATTTCATTGGAAGAGATGGGTACACTTGGTGGGTAGGAGAGGTCGAGGACGTAGAAGACCCCTCTCAGACTGGTCGTGTCAAGGTGCGTATTCTTGGTTGGTATACAGGTAATCAAGAAGGACAGGCATATTTAAAGGAAGTACCTACTGAAGTCCTACCTTGGGCAACAGTGCTATTACCTTGTGATCAACCACAAACCAAATCAACAGGTACTACAACAGAATTACAGTGCGGTGCATGGGTATTAGGTTTCTTCCTTGATGGTGAAGAAGCACAGTTACCTTGTGTACTAGGTGCATTTAGAGGATTTAGTCAAGAGAAGAAAGAAGCTGCTACAACTATTGCAGATCCAGAGATTGCTAAGAAGTTAGAGACTAAGACACCCCAGAAAGAGAATATGCAGGGGGAGAAGCAGTTAGATGGTAACTCATTCCCCAAACATCCAAACACACCAGCTACTGCTACTGGTGGAGTTGAGGAATCAAGAGGTGCTGGTCTTAATGCTGGTGAGGTAACGGTACCTGGTAACCCAGTAAGTAACCCTGCTAAACCACCTGTCCAAGCTCAGTCTATTGCTGATGGTGTTGCTGGTCCTGCTGGTGCTGGATTTGAGAAAGACTTAAAGAGAATGCTCACTCAGTTAGGTGAGACAGCAGCGTCTATGTCCTCTGGACCTGGTGGATTTGTATCTGTTATCACTGGTAATAAGATAGCAGGAGATAAGGTTAGGCAGCAACTTGGTACTGCAATGAACTTCCTTGCTGGTGGTATATCAGGTATTCTTGCACCTCTAAAAGAGATGTTAGCGAAGTTAATCGCTGAGGTTGTAGGAATGTTGGTGAAGATTATATCTCAGTTTATTCCTATAGTAGTTGTTAATCTATTGATGACATTCCTAGAGCAGATCTTTGCTCTATTCTGTGCTAAGACACCAATGTGGTTAGGACTGGTGAAGGGAGCACTGAGTGATACGGCAAACTTTGCCAACCAAATGGCGAGCCTTGCTGTAGATAAGATAGCCACTAGTAGTATAGCTGGTAAGATTGACTCTGCTGTTAAGGGTTTAAGCAATCGCATCTTGACTGGTATCAAGGAAGCAATGAATCGTGTTAAGAGTGTTGCTGGTGATGTTATCTCTGCTGTTAGTGCTGCTAAAGGTATGGCAGGTGCAGCAAAGTCATTAGGTGATACTGTCTCAATGATATTTGAGTTTGACTTCACATCATTAGATTGGGGTAGTCTAATTCAGATCCTTCTTGCTATTCTTGCAGCATTATTTAAGAAGAGTTGTAACAGGAAGATAAAGAGACCGAAATCAAAGTCGTGGTTCCCACTGATAGGTACCACGGAATGTGACAACCTAGATGATGCTATTAAAGGCACACCATATGAGGATGTAGGTAGCCTATATGGTGAGGGTACATCTTCAACGTTGAATATGGCAGCTACACCTACAACTTCAACAGAGAGTCAGAAGAATTATATCGACAAGATGTTTGAAGGTGTTAATCCTTATTTAATGCAGACATATAGTGCATTGAATGGTACAAGAATTATAGATGATGCTACACCAGATAAAGAGAAGAGGATGGTTACTGGTCCTGGTGGTGTAAGTACTTTTGAAGATAAGTTTGGTAATAGGCACACCAATGTGCCAAACTGTGAGACTAAGATAGTCGCTAAAGATAAGTGTGAGAATATTCAAAAGAATTATGCCATGACTATTGATAATGATTTCACTCTTAAGGTTGGCGGTAATTTCCACCTTGAGGTTGGTGGGGCTTGGAATACACATGTATCTCAAGGACCACAGGCAGAGTCAGAGGGTGATAGTAGTACACCTGATAGTACCACTACTGGTGGATCAACAAAACAGGTTGATACCAATGTTACACAGGGAAGAGTATCTGCTGATGTGATCAGTCAGTCTCAATCAGCTACTATTACTGATGCTAGTCAGGCAGCAGTTACTGCTGCTGAGACTTCTGAGTCAGAAGAGGAAGAAACATATTCCTTAAGTAGGTTAGATAAGAGATTGGCAAAGTTAGTTGAGGAGAATGTAGGTGGTTTCTATCCAGTAGAGCAGATACCATTTGCACCTGATGCAGACTACATGGGTAGGACAACATTTGGTCCTCAACTATCAGGTAAATTAACTGATGATACTGAGCAGAAGTCTTCTGCTAGATTTGAAGGTGATCGTGATGTTGCTGTAGGTGGTGAGTATAAGATACAGTTTGCTAAGGGAAGTCTATCTGGTATTGAATCAACACAGATTGTATCTCAGGATATTAAGATAGAAGGTAATGCTATTGAGTTGGTTGCAGATGGTGAGATTATACAACAGGCAAACTGGATTACTTCCTTCTTAAACTCAGGTAGATTTGAATTTATTGCATTATTTAATATGACATCAACCTCATTAACAGGCCAGTTTAATCTAGTTAAGGGTTGTATTGTTGATATTACTACTGACTTACCATTCCCAGGAGTTGCACCACCTGCACAGGTTAGAATCACAGTTGGTCAGCAAATGCCTGGTAGTATGGCAGATGTATTGGCTGGATCTCAAAACTGTTTCCATGCTACCTTTATATCAGCACCTACTGGTGTTATTGCTGAGTTTGTACCACAAGGTGCTATTATTAACCAGTGTAACAGTGGTATGGGAGCATACGTGGTTAACTCTGGTTACATGGCAGTGGGATGCTCTTCTGGTCCTTGTCAGATCTTCGGGTTACCAGTCCTTCTCAACTAGCTTGACAAGGGGTAGCACCTGATATATACTATACCCAGTGACCCATCCAACATGGCAGAGATAACAGGCGATGCAGACACATATCTAGAGCATATCTGGATTGATGTATCGAAGAGACAAGTAAAGATCATGGATAATGAGGGATATGATGAGATAGTGACGTGGGAGTTCAGTGAAGATGGAGTGGATGGGTTCACTGAAACACTACAGCATTTTAAAGCTACTGTCCCAGAGGACATGATTACATACCTATGAATATTATTCAATTAACACAGGCAGAGTTACAAGAGAACCTGCCTTTTTCATTGAATCTGGTAGAGAAAGGACATACTCTTAAGGTTACTACTGATAAGGGTATTGTTTGTATTATCTCACCAGTAGCATCGGTTGCTCAAGACCCACAGGAACCTGAGCTAAATATTCCAAACCCCGATGAGTTTGTCCCAGATCCAGTGGGAACACGAACATTTGTGGACAGTGCTTTGAGGGATATGACCAAAGGATTCTGACATGAAGGGACGTATCACACGCAGTTATTGCTATCTTGACGGTAAAGTAGTTGATATGTGGTACATCCAAGGCATACCTTTTACATTTGAGGAGTTACCTCAAGCAATGCAAGAGGTTGAGCATGTTGAGCAAGAGGCAGCAGATGCCACTGGATATTCTATGGAAGATATGATGAGATGGTCTGACTATCTGATAGCAGAGCAATGTCACCCACTACTGTTTACAGTAGATGAATTTATTGAAAATTATGAGGAAGTCCCTGAATGAAAATCTTTTTAGATACTGCTGATGTCCCAACCATTCTCAAACACTTTGAGACTGGATTGATTGACGGTATCACAACTAATCCATCTCTTATTAAGAAGAGTGGTAGAGATCCATTGGATGTCTATCGTGAGTTGATGATTGCTGGTGTCCCTGACATTAGCATGGAAGTTGTAGAGGACATGGAGTTTGAAGCAAGGAGACTTGCTGCTGAGTTTGGTGAGGTATGCACTATTAAGGTACCATGCACACCTGAAGGACTCAAAGTTTGTAAACAATTATCAGATAACGGAGTTAGAGTAAATGTTACGCTTATATTCAATGCTGCTCAGGCTATCCTATCTGCAAAGGCAGGTGCTACGTACGTCTCTCCTTTTATTGGGAGGTTGGACGACAATAGCGTTGCTGGGTTGGAGGTTATCCGATCAATAGCAGAAGTCTACAAGGTGCAAGGAGTTAAGAAGACACAGATTCTTGCTGCATCTATTCGTGATGTATATAAAGTCAGTAGAGCATTCTGGAATGGTGCTAACATAGTAACCATGCCACCTAAGATATTTGAAGGAATGTATAAACATATCCTTACAGATAAAGGACTAGAGATCTTTGATAAAGACTATCAAGATAGTAAGAAGTCCGTATTCAATCCACCACCATTCGCAACAGCAAAACATGGTAAAGATCTTGATACCCTGTGATTGTTAATGGATGAAATCGAATGGGACTACGAAGATTTGAAAAAGGCACTACTTGACAGTGCCAGAGATTATGATAGAATAATCAAAAATATGAGAGAAAATGACTCTAAAGACAGAAAAGAGAAGAGCACAGGTGAAGAGTAGATTCTATTATCTCTTCTGGGGTGCTGCGACTGTATCAGTAGTTTTAGGACAGTTATATGTTGGATCAGGATACAGACAGTTTGCTAAATCACTTAATAGACTATTCGATACTATTGATGTAGAAGTACAACAACCAAGATTTTATTGAACAATAAAATACCCCCTTTCGGGGGTATTGCTATGTACAACGGTAGTCGTTAGGGGGAATTGAAAAAGTTTGAAACACTCCAGAGTCAGCAGAGCAATTGTCTACAGAGTCTTTCTTGCTCATAGCTGTCACTCTCAATAAGACAAGAGAAATAATCATCTATTAGTTCATCTTGTGGTGTGTTTAAGCAACGGTCTGAAGAGTGCTTCCACTCAGCTAATTGATTTGACGATCTAAGGTTATGCATAGTTTCTGAAAAAAGGGATAATAACAAAGTTAAGTTTTCACTTCATTTTGCCTCTCCTCTAATTCTACCACTATTTATATCCTGGTGTGCTAACACATATCTTGAAGTTAACAAAAATTATTGCCTACGAGTAAGTACCTATAGTCAAAGGCTTACCTCGTATGTGTTATAAATAAAACTGTAAGAAATCATTGAAAATCTGTGGCAACTAAACGGATATCCCAGTTAGAAACGATTTCAGATGCTTTGGTAACTGGCGAAGCCATAATGCCTATAGTTATCTCTGACCCACTAATACCTAATAGAAAGGCAAAAGTTAATCAACTTTTCCGTGGTCTTAGTGCAGGATCAGCGACAGCTCCAGGATTGGCTTTTGACTTGGACAGAGATACTGGAATCTACCAATCATCAGTTGATGAGATTGGACTTAGTTTCGGATCTGCATCTCTCTATAATAGTAGAAGAGCAAATACAGATGGATCATCAACTCTAATCATTAGAGCGATTGATAGTGCATCTGCAACATCTAACATTGAAATTACTCCACAGGGTAGTGGATATGTTACTTTTAATGGTGATTTCGTACAGACTGACACACAGTTTTATATTTCAGGTGATCAAAACCCTGCTAAGAGAGCACATTTCAACGTAGATACTATTTCTACACAGTCAGGTACACGTCGTTTTGACTTACCTAATATTGGTACTTCTACAAGTACTACTATAGTTGCTAATGATACTTTCCAGACTTTAACTAATAAGACTATTCTTATTAAAGACTCAGAATTACAAATTACTGGATCTACTGCCACAGATAAGATAGCAAAGTTTGAGTGTGATGCTTGGGAAGCACCAGGTTCACATACCTACAGGTTACCTGATTTCGGTGCATCACAGACACAATCTACATTACTTGATGATATTACTGAGCAGAATATATTTAACAAGAATTTAGTTAACCCTACATTCTCTAATACTCCATCTAATGATGAGAATAACCCTACCAAGTATGTAATCTTTGATTCATCACAATTAACTCAGGATCGTACTGTTATATGGCCAGACCTTAATATTAAGGTAGTTGGTGAAGCATCAGCACAGACCATAGCTAATAAGGTATATAAAGGAGCAGTATTCTGCGATACTGACCCTAATGATGGAGAAGGTCGTAAGGTAACTTTTGATCTTTCTAATATTGAGGATAACCAAAACTATGTGTTTAGTTTCCCCGATAATGAGGTTACAGCACCATTAAATAATGGTAGTGATTCCAATATACTTGTTACAGAGAAGAAGACTCAAACTCTGGTTAACAAGACTATGGAATTGATGAAGATAAATAACCCTAATGACCTCAATGGTAATATAACCATTGATGCTCAGAACATCAAATCCGCAGTTACTATACAATTCCCCGATGCAGATGCAACTCTGCTATCTACTAACAACATTAGTGATGTTGCTATTAGTTTCGGTGGAGCACTAGCAGCACCTGTCCTAGGAGGACAATTAAGAATACAACAACACTTTATGTCTGGATGGTAAAATGACAGCAGGAAGATTAGCCGCCAGTAAGCCTGGGGCAACTACAAATACAGTTCTCTATAGGACACCAATCACCAAGAGTGCAAGCACAGTTTTACAAGTTTGCAATCAATCTGGTAGTGGTGCTTCTTATAGGGCAGCACTTCGTGATTATGAACAAGTGTTGCATTTAGATGGATTAAATACATCCGCATATAAGTTTGCTAAAGGCAATCCTATTTCAGCGTATAAGGTTACATTAAGTCCTGGATTCCAAGATTCAGATGCAATCCCAGGTACAACATTTACTACTACTAATGGTGCTACTGCTACTATTTTAGACGTATTTAAACCAACCACAGAAGTTGTTTACTATACACAAGTAAAACCAATTAGTAACGTAGCAATTGATCCTGATAGTAAAGCAGGTACCTTCACTAATGGAGAGACCTTAACTGGATCTGTTTCGGGATACACTGCCACATTCAGAGGTACTAATGCTACCACTGGTCTTTTTGGTGAATATACTGACGTTGCTTCAGGTGGAACTTCAGTCAGCATATCAAGGACAACTGGTCTTGCTGATGGCATGTATATCACTCATGGTACTAACGCTGCCACACTATTGGGTGGTGAGGTAGTTACTATCAATGCGTCTGGTATAAACACCACTACGAATGAATTAACAGTCACTAGAGGTGCACTAGGCACAACCGCAATAGCTATTCCTGCTGGTAGTGCAACAAATGCTTGGTCTGCTTCTGCTACTGTTACAACCATTGCCGAGGGTGCAACTTATGTTGCAGGTGACACAACTCTAACGGTTGCTAACTCAACAGGATTTACCTCTGGTGGTATTATTATCATTGATAATGAATTAGCTCAGATTAGTGAAGTTAATGGTAACGATCTTACTGTTGTAAGAGGACGTTATGGTACTGCTGACGTTGATCATAATGATGGTGTTAACGTAACACTATTGACTAACAACGGCACATATCTCTTAAACTATTGGAGTGAAGGTGAGACTGTAACTGGATCTTCATCTAATGCTACTTCAGCACTTACTTACGATACTTCTACTCAAGCAGTTATCACAACACGGTATATCATATCTGAAACTGGTGCTGCTGCAACCGATCATATAGTAAAAACTATCAACACGTTTGATGTTAATAGGACATATAAGTATGACTTGACAGATTCTAGTAATACTAACTATCCTTTGAAATTCTCAGCAGATGATGCTGAAGGTACTAATGGAACAGGTACTGAATATACTGCTGGAGTTAGTAAGGTAGGTACTGCTGGTCAGGCAGGAGCATATAGTTCTATCATTGTTAATGATGATACACAGGCAAGTTTATTTGTATATGCAGATGGATCACCTGCTGGTACTACTACTGGTGTTGGTTTCTCAGTCAGTATCAATGACAACCCATCCTACACAGACATATACGTCTATGATGTTAAAGGGGAAACATTAGCTGCTGCTGATACTTTCACTATATCTGATACTACCCAAACTGTTGAGGCAAATGGTGTTACTGTTGGACCTTTTGGATATGTCCAAGACTTTGATGCAGCAACATGTCATTTATTTGTTACTATAGGAGAAGGATCAGGGGCATTTGCTAATAATGATGCATTCTATGATTCACCTACATTGAATAATGGTAATCGTCAATTAGCGACTATTAGGACAGGTAAAGCATTGTCATTAGGATCTCCTAGTGGTGCTGACGGATCAAGGACAGCAGGTACATATGAAAACATATCACCTAACTCATCAGGTGGATCTGGAGACCTAGCAACTACTAAAGTTACTGTGGTGGTTGATGGATCAGGTGCAGCGACTGTCACACTATTGAATGGTGGATATGGTCATTCAGCATCAGATACCTTAACAATTAATGATGCTCAATTAGGTGGTGGAGGTGCTGCTAACTTAACGATTGATGTTAGTACAATTAGCACAGGTATCCATACCGATCAGACTGAAATTTATAATGATGAAGATTATATCTTCTATGGTAAATCAATTTCTGCTAATACAACTGATAAGAATAGCTCAATCATTGTAGGTCCAGGTCAGAACCTACTTGTGTATTCCTCAGCAGGTGACCTTAGTTACCAAGCAAATGGATTTGAGACATCATCCGATGACTACGAAGTAGTCAACATGACCAAGATACAATCAGGTGGTTAAACCACTACTAAATACTAGGTAAGGTTTAAAAGATAAATGGCACTTACTCGTCTTAAGAATATCATCACGTCGAGGACAGGACGTATTATATACGTTAACCCCGACGACTTTGATGCATCGGATGCATTTGATAACCGAGGTAACTCCGCTTTGCGTCCATTTAAGACGTTACAACGTGCTTTCCTTGAAGTAGCAAGATTTTCATATAGAGTTGGTTTAAGTAATGATGAATTTGATGCATTCAGTATCTATCTCTACCCATCTGAGTATGTTGTAGATAATAGACCTGGTATAGCAGACTATAACCAGATTCAACCATTTAATGAGAATACTAACTTTGACCTCACTTCCCCCTCTAACGAGCTTTATAAATTCAATTCAACTCGTGGTGGCGTTGTCGTACCCAGGGGTTGTTCAGTTGTGGGATCCGACCTCAGAAGAACTAAGATTACTCCTAAGTATGTACCGTAT